GCTCAACCCTGCAACCCTGCAACCCTGCAACCCTGCAACCCTGCAACCCTGCAACCCTGCAACCCTGCAACCCTGCAACCCTGCAACCCTGCAACCCTGCAACCCTGCAACCCTGCAACACTGCAACCCTGCAACCCTGCAACCCTGCAACCCTGCAACCCTGCAACCCTGCAACCCTGCAACCCTGCAACCCTGCAACCCTGCAACCCTGCAACCCTGCAACCCTGCAACCGCTAACCACGACAACCCTGTATCTCGACACCCCTACTACCCTGTATCCGTTGTTACGGCTTATATCGTGGTGAAGTGGATCACGGCAATGGCTCTACGCTGTATCCCCTATTCCCCGATATAGCCAGTGACCGCTTCGCGTTTTATGATCTTGCACGCGAGGCAATCTGGAAGATGGAAACGTGTCAAGATTATATTTGTCTAACAGGGGAAAATAGATCAGGTGGTTAGGGGGATTGATTGTTTATATGCGTGTATTATCAATGGATGAAAGTAAGTCGTGTTCCACCTGATTTCCCCATGCAGTCCAGCCGGGCCTTTGGAGTCTAGCGAATAGCTCAACCCGATCCATGCCTGATGTGACCGACTCGATGATTTCGTGCATCTTGTCGGGTTTCGCGCTATGCCTGCCGACTTTGTTTCGGATGAGGTTTTTAACGGGAGAGCGGAAGGCTTTAACGTCACCCCTGATTCCGAGAAGGCAATGCTCGGTTACTCCGCGAAACCAATAACCCATGCCGCTGCCGTTTTCCTTTTCCCAAGTTAGAAGGGTTTTATACTTGAACCCCCATGCCTTCATCACGGCAAACGCATCTGGAAGTAGTGGGTTTGTGGCCCAAAGGAATAGCACAGCATTGTCCTTGCTGATTTCCTGCACGGGCATAGCTGCGATTTGCTCTGCCGTCATGGTGTTGTAGTAGTGGGTGACGCTGCCGGGATGTTCGCCTCTGGATATACAAGGTCTAGGTGGTTCTGTCGGCTGCTTGCAGTCATACTCCCAAGGAGGGTCAGCTAGGATGCAGCCGAACTTACTGCCGTCGAGATTGCGGAACGGGCTATTCAAGGAAGTTGAGTAATGGTGTTTTGCCCTTTTCGAGTTCCCGGCAGGCTGCACAGACTTTGCGGTGGTCGAGTAGCAGAGAGTCCCGTTCAAGGGATGCGGCGATGAGTTTGAGTTCAAGGGATTGGGCGAACTGGATGAAGTCGGCCTTGGACTTGAGGGTGGACAGGGCTGCGGTGGTGAGCGGGGTTGCTGTCATATCGTTTGTTGGATTTTGAGGCACAAGGTATCGAGCTTGCGTCTCAGGTCTTGGTTGATTTGAAACTGTTCCTTGTCGTCGTCGTGTGCGATTTTAAGGAACAGGGAGTGGCAGTCTTGCAGGAGATCGGATGCAGAGGTGTCAGTAATGCGTTCGATTGCGGCTGCTACCTGATTACAGTTGTCGGAACCAGCGGCCCCTAGCTTGGCTGCTTGGATGATAAGGTCGAGGTCAGTCATTTGGTAAGGTCGTTTGCAATTTTCAGCGCGGACAATAGCCTGTTGCCGTCCTCTACGGTTATCGGTTGCACAAGCCCACATCGGCTATCGGTTGCACTCGATTGGTCTGCCGCATAAGCCTCCGCTGCCGCCTCAAGTTCAATCAGCGCGTGTTTAAGTGCATCCCGCTCGGCGGCAATGGCGGAAAGCGGCGTTAGATTATGCTCCTGCAAAATGCCAAGTGCCTTATTGCGATCTGCCTCTGACTCAAGCACGCGCAGACAAAGCGCATCCCGTTCGGCGGTGACTGCGAACTTTGCGGCTATCACGTCACGCAACGATTGATCGTTTCGCATCACGGCTTCTCTAGCTTCCTTCAGATCAGCGGCCAAGTCCGCGTTTGCCGTCTCGACGGTGCTTGCGCGGACAAGAAGCGCATCCCGTTCGGCGGTGACTGCGGCGAGTTCTTCCTTCGCTTTATCTATTCCGCGCTGCTCGGCATTACGCATTAGCCGATGCTGGCTGGCTATGATTTCTTTGCAGTCGTTTAATTCCACATTGACCTCAACGGCGTTGTCCCAACTCACTGACTCGGCTTTCTTGGTTTCCTCCTTAATTCGGCACAGGAGATCGAAAAGCTCCTGCTCGTTGCACGTATCAAGATTTTCTCCACGCAGTATGTTGGCGATGGTAGCGAGCTTGGCGAGGGCGATGTCGCGTGTCTCGATAGCCTCGCGTTCGAGTCGGTAGATTCTTCCTTTTTGCAAGTCCCTTTCCTCCGTCCGCTCTGCAAGCATTTGTTCGATTTCGCGGGCAAGTTTGAGCACGTCCCGCGTATCGGCGGAGACGGCTAGTTCGCACCAATTATCCACAATCGGCGTTGGTCGTTCGTTGAGTGGTAGGTGGTCGGATGGATCGATAGTAAGTTCGTGCGGTGTAGTCATAGTGTCTCCTTCCATTCTTCGCCTTCACTGGATTTTGTGATTTCGGCAAACATTCTGTTGTAGCAGTCAATACAGGCGGTGTCGGTCTTTGCTGGCGATACAATCAGCAAATGCTTTTGCCCTGCTGGAATACCGTTAGACGGAAGCCCAATAGCGGTGCATCGGAAACAGGTTTGCGGAGTGTTGGATGTAGTTTCAGTTATTGTCATTGGAGTAGTTCGATTGGGTAGGCTGCGAAGATTTCGTTGATAATTAAATTAGAGTATGGACTAGTTAGCTGACGACACATTGCGATTGTCCGAAGCGTGCTTTTCCAGCCAGCTTCGGCGTTTCCGGCACAGGCGGCGATGAAGGTGGCGTCCTCTTTTTCATTCGGATTGGTTTGTTCCTTGAAAAATCTAGTATCAACCACGACGATAGCCTCCTGCGTTCCATCGAGCGCGAGAACTTCCGTTTGATGCTGTCCGATTATCTCCCACTTCCCATGCGTCCGATTCTCCGCAATCGCGAGGAGCTTTTTAAGGTGAGACTCGATAAGTAATAGGTGTTCGATGATGGAGAGGTTCACAGCGTCCCTCCTTTCACGGCTGCGAGTGCGGTGACGCGCTGCTGCCATGTGACAAAGAAGGCTTTTACTAATGAAGAGAAAGGCCCGTTTTCGTGCCTGCAAAGCAAGCACAGGCGATCAATGTATTCTCCGCGCTGTTCGCCCGTCAGCCCCGCTTCCGCCAGCGAGCAAATGTGAAGCAGTTCGGTGTCGAGGACGGAAATACGCGCACCCCTTTTGCCATGCCAGAATAGATCATTGGTTAGTAGAGTCCCTAGGCGCACCGTCTCCGGCAGCATCTTGGCGAGGATTGTTTTTAGTTCGTTGTCGTTCATAATGTTCATTGTGGTTTGGTTTCTTCTAGGGTTTTGGCGATAGCGCAGTAAGTGCATCGAGCAGCCAGTCTCGTTTGACTATTGCTTCTGACCTCACTGCCGACCTCACTGCCGACCTCGCTGCCAACCTCGTTGCCGACCACGCTGCCGACTCCGCTGCCGACCACGCTGCCGACTCCGCTGCCGACCTCGCTGCCGACCTCGTTGCCGACTCCGCTGCCGACCACGCTGCCGCCCTCGCTGCCGACTCCGCTGCCGCCCTTGTTGCCGACCTCGCTGCCGACCTTGTTGCCGACCTCGCTGCCGACCTTGTTGCCGACCACGCTGCCAACTCCGGTTCATCTCCGCTAATGGCGCGATTGAGTAGCTCAATAGTTTTGTCAATAGCCGTGATTGCCTGCGGATAGTCCTCACCATTGAACTGAGTTTTTTGACGCTTTAACCAAAAGACTTGAAACTGATCGAGTAGTATCATCTGCGTCTGCTCGTCTATTCCTTCTGGCATTGCTGACAAGAATTGCTCCGGCCAATTCATCGCGTCGGCTGGTGCTAATGCTTCAAAGATATGGTCTTCAAGTCTGGCCAATCCTTCGACCATGCCTAGCTCTATTGGGTATCTGGAGTGGTCGTAATTTTCTAGCGTGCAACCAACTGCACAGCCTTTTCCATTCTCCCATCCCGTTTCCTGAATCAGCTCATCAGCTAGTCGATGCGCTTTTACTCTAGCAATATACTTGGATTTAATGGACGGGTCGTTGTGGTATGTTTTCATTTTAGTGTTCATAAGTTTTTGTCGAGTAGCGCGAGAATTGCGAACCAGTTTTCTTTGGTCTTGAAGTAAATTTCCATCGTCGTATCAACTAGGTAGATGTCTATGCCGAATAACAGAGTGTCGTCCTTGTAGGCGTAGTAGCCCTTAAAATCGATCTGGTTGAACGTGAACATTACGTAGCCGTCCACATAGACCTTAATGCGTCCGTTGTAGATTTTGAAGTCGTAGGTGTGGTTGGTGTGGTCGGTCATAGTTGAATCAGCACATTGCTTATTGTTGCGATAACGTGAGCCGGAACAATGACCCAAACGGCCAAGGAAGCGATTAAGACAGAGCGCGTGCGGCGATACAGGAACCATGTGCCAATGATTGCCAGCGGCACGGTGACAAGGAACTCACGCGCTATCATGCCGTTTAACAATCCGTAGCGTTGCTGGAAAACAAGCGCGATGTAGTTTGCCTCGGTGCATCCGGTGGAGATACCGCTCATGGTTGTCGCTATGTCGGCTATTGCGCTGACTGCGAGAGCAATGGATGCGATGAAGATTGGATTCTTGAGCATCATTGTCACTACGGTTGTTGTGTTGTGGATTGAGCTTTCAATTTTGCCTCGCGCACCTGCAACCGCTGCGCCCGGCGACCCGCTTGCATCTTTGCGGCCCATTCAAGCCGTTGTTCCTTTGTCATACCTCGCCAACGGAGTTTCCCTCCATCGGAGTAGCATTTTACTTTCCAAACGAGTTTGCAGCGAGGACATTTCATAGATGTGTGGACGTAGGTAATATGATACTTTGCTAGTAAAGTCAAGAAGATTTATTGAAAAAAGATTTGACGGATGGAATGGGCATGGCAATATCCGCTCAGTTCGCAGATCAAGAGCGATGCTAATCTCTTGGGAGTAATCCCGAAACCGCGTTGTGCTTGATCCACAGCGCGGTTTTTCTTTGGCCTTATGTCTCGGCATACGCACAAAGAGCCAAGCGGCGACCTCGATAGATTGCACCAGCGTGAGGGGTGCATAAGCAAGAGCGGACAGCAACGATAGCCGCGCACAGGGGACGCACTCTAAAGGATGCGCGTGATAGCCTTGTGGTTGATAAATCGAGAAGGGTTCAATTCCTTTCATCTACCGTCATTCCTGCGCAAGCGGGAGAGTTCATGGACCAAGCCATTACCGGATGACCGAGTGGCGGGTGCTGACGAGTCTATGCGTCCTTCGGGACGGTGTTACGGAAACCTTAGCGGAATACCTCAGTCGGGCTGTTTCTTTCAACATTTCCAACTCATCTAGCAATAGGTGAGTTGTGCCCGTATTCCTATGCCGTGTTCCTCGACAGGCTATCCCCTTCTACACCGGATACACCTGCTGCCCTGCATCCCTATAACCCTGCTGCACTTTACCCCGATAAAAGGTATTGACGTAATCGTTAAACCCCGTAAAAGGTTAATGCGTATATGGGATTACCGTTTGACATTTTGACCGGGGATTTGACTGATGAGCAGTTGAATGAACTGGCTGACGAGCAGATTCGGCGTGAGCGCGAGGATCGGTTTCTTGCTGCATTGGAGCAGGAACGTGAACAGCGTAACGCTGAACCTGTTTTTTCGATTTAAAGGTTATGCCGTCACTTGCTGAAACGCAGGCGAAGGACAGCATCGGGCTTCCCCGATTCGAGGAACAGCGATGCGGGGCGATGGTGAATCATGTAAGGGATAAACGGCTGCTGGAATCGGAGCCGCCTGATTGCACGGGATGCGGTATTGTGATAGCGGGTGGAGGGAAATATCTGTCATGGAGTTGGGTGTTATGCCGGAGGATACGGGAATTGGGGTGCGAGTTGCCGATACAGGTGTGGCACATAGGAGAGAAGGAGATGCCAGTATGGGCCGCAAAGAGTTTTGCAGAGATGGGGGTAGAAACGGTCAACGTATTCAACGTCCTAAAGAAGCATCCGGTTCGGCATATGAGCGGCTGGGTGTTGAAGAATTACGCTGTCACGCATAGCCCTTGGCGTCATGTTATGTTCATAGATGCCGATTGCTTTCCCGTGGTGAAGCCGGAAACGATATTCCAGTTGTGCAAGGGCAAGACGTTATTTTTCAATGATGTGAAGCCGTGTCATCCGAGTCGCTGGGGATACACCTATTGCGGGTTGCTGCCGGAGATCGAGTGGGAAACCGGGCAGTTCATAGTGGACAAGGTTGAGGGATGGATGGGGTTGCGGTGGACGGGCTGGTTGAATGAACACGCCGACACATGGTTCAATATGCTGCACGGCGACAAGGGCACGTTTGAGCTAGGTTTTCGGATGAGCGGGGTTCCGCTGCTGATGGGGGATGCGCCAAGATGGGGTGGATTCGGTATCGCGCATAGCTATAAAGGGGTTGCCTGTTTCGAGCATTGCATGGCAACCAAGAGAAACGAGCATCCTATGTTCCCGTGGATGAAGAATCTGTTTAAGGAATGGGATGCGGTGAGTCTAGGGAAGCAGAAATAGCTACCGCCCGCTATACACGCTCCGCTGCTGCACCCCGTATTTCCCTGCTGGTTGTCCCTTCTTCAAATAGTCCTCCGGGTTGAACGGCTTTGCTTCCCGCTTCTGCTCATACCCTGCAAGCCCGTTACGCATTGCCAGATGGATCAGCAGACAAGCGGCATCAGCGTGATCCGGCGAACGACGAATCCGTTCCTTCATGTCCTTCTTCCGCTCAATCGTCATGCGCTTTTTCTCGTCTGTGCCCATTTTGCGGGCGCATAGTTGCTTGGTGGCGTTTGATTGACTATTCATCCCTCCAACCGCCCTATTCATCACCGCAAGACGGGTAGTGCCCCATATCTGACACACCATGTTGGCGAACATCTCGCGAGCCTTGCGCTTCTCGCCAGGAATCACGATACGGTTTTCAGCGATGCCGGAGAACGAGATCGCGTGAACGGTGAGGCTGTAAGACTGCTCACGGGCTTCGCGCTCAATGTGCTGCAAAAGGATACCGCCGTCGCCCGTAACGTCCAAAGCGAGTTCGTGGCAGCTTCGGCTACGGCATTGCTCGATTACCAGCTTGGCGATCTGCACTTCAAAGGCTTCTTTCGATTGCTTCGGGACAAGCGGCATCGCGTCACGCTCAAGTGAGATCATGCGCTTGTAACGGGCATCAATGTCGTCCTCATGCCTGCCGGAACCCATTTTACCAAACTGGATGACAGAAGGATCGCCCCCTGCGCGGAAGCCAAGGTCAAGTCCTGCAAGGGTGGACAGGTTGTTGTCCTGCCAGTTGATTTTCTGGAATGCACCGCAAGACTCCATGAGTTTTCCCGTGAGAACCTTGTCCGACACATCCACGGAAGGAGGGAAACCATAGAATTGCTTCCAATACATCGGCGCGTCCTCGCCTCCTGCATCCGATAGAATCTCTTTACGGAAGTTCTCGTTCATCAAGCGCGGGAACGGCATCTTACCTTCCTCCTTGAAGTTTGGAGACTTCGCGCCATTGAAGTAAAGGCATAGACCGGATGAAGTGGGCCAGCTATCCATCGTATCCTTGTCCAGCGATTTCCAGCCATCGGGATACTTGTCACCAAAAGGGGCGGCATCAATATACATAGGGTCGCCTTCTTCTGGCGCATTGCCGAGTCCGATGAACTGCGAGAACGGGTTCGTGTTCAAGTTTACGCGAGCCGTCAATACGCCAACGTCCATAAACGGAAACTCGTCACAAATCCAAATGACATTCTCGTTTTTACGTCCAACGATGGATGCGACTACATTCTTGCCCTCCTGCCCCGGCTTGATGTTGATGCATTTGATAACGTCCCTGAAGTCGCGCTCCTTCACCCCGTCATCATCGCGCACTTCTTCATCCAGCGTAATCAGGTGGAGGGAATCAATACGCTTGCCGATTTTAAACTTGTCAGCTTTGTGCAAATCTTTCACCGCACCCCATGTTCTCGATTCGCCTGCTTCCGCTGATGTGGTGGACAGGAATACGGATGTGTTGAAAGGTCGCGCCTTCCAGATTGTGTAGGCGTAGGCTGCTGATGCTTGGGTTTTGCCAGATGAGCCACAACCCATGAGCAGCAAACGGCGGGAGAAGCAGAACCCTTTTGCCATGCGGAACAGCCAGTGATTGAGGATGCCGTCATTCTCAAACTGGATCGTCTCCGGCCATTGCTGCATCCAGCATAGGATCAGGAACTCGTATTTGAGCGGGTGTTTGTGCGGGAGTGCGCCGAATGTCGCCAGCAGGATTTCGTATTCCGTCGCATCCCGCCCCTCCTGCCGCCGAACATCCGGCGACAGGAGTTGCATTTGCTCATCGTAGAGCGATTCAGCGGCGGCAGAAGGTCGCCAGAGCTTTGTGATGCACGGTATCAAGAGAGTTTGGGATACTTGGCATCATATACCATGTGAACGAGTTTGCGCAGGGATTTTCCATTGGGGTTGATGCCGATCTTGAACGCTTCGGCTGCAACACCGTCAAGCCCCATAGCCATGATCTGCTTGAACTCCGGCGTCATCTGCGGGGCAATGCCCTTTGGACGAACGCCGGGCGCAGGAAGCGTGGGATGAGTCGGTGGCGGGGTTGGTGCGGGAGTCGGGGCAGTTGGGGTGATTGGTGCGGGCTGCGGGGCTGCTGCGGCTGGCGCGGGTGCAGGTGCGGTAAAGGATTCCTTTACAACTGGAACAGTGGTGGCGGCAACCTTGACCTGTTTCGTCTCCGGCAGCGAAGTCGGCCAAAGGATTGAGAAGGTTCCCGGCGTAAACGGGGCAAACCATGCGCCCTTCAGACTGTTTAAGAACTCAATCCAACTTTCGGGTTCGTAGTGGTCGCTATGCTGCGTCACCTTCATGTTCGCGGCTGGCGGATTCTTCACGAAGTCACCGAACACGCGCTGAAAAGCGGATTCCTGCTCGGCGGCAGTCATCTTCTTGTAAGCGTTCTTTACGGATTCCGCTTTGTCGAGGATAGCGGCATCCAGCTTGAGCTTGTATTGCCCGGCTCCGGCGAAGTCGAGACGACCAGCGCAGGCTGTCATCGCGTCGTTGATGTCGCGGATAGCTACGTCATGCTCCTTTGCGGCAGCAGCGGTATCTACGAGGACGGCAGGGCTGAACACCAGCCACACGCCTTCCGTGTTGAGTTTCTTGATTTCCCGTGATGCCGTGGCTAGTGCGGCGATGTCGGGTTGAGTTTGAACGAGTAGGATTATGTTTCGCATAAGGCGGGAAAAGTGACAAAAAAGAATATTTAGTGCAATTTGTTATTGACGTTCATTGAGTAAAAGGGTAATCGCGTAAATATGAACTTGTTCAAAAAGTTGTTTTCAACCGACATTCTCGACAAAATCCCAAATATCCTTAGCGACGATTCGGAGGGTAGAAGGGAACGAATGAGGGAGTTGCTTGAATTGCTGCCGATGCAATTATTGGTAAAAATCGAAACAATAGAAGATTGCGAAGGCGTTTTAATCGTAACATGGAAACATAGCTCCACGGAAAGTCAGCGTAAGTTGATAGAGATTATTTGGACTTACATTTTTGCACAAGGATTGGACTCAACAAGACATAACGGCAAGCCCCCGATGCGAGCCAGAACAGTAGCACAATCTTTTCTACGCGACTCACATTGAGCAAGCTACCCACATACGAAGAAAAGCCGATCCCGACAAGGGTACCGATTACCAGCTTCGGGGAGATCATTGATCCGCGCCTTGCGCTAACACAGTGTAAAAGTGGATTCTCGTTTGTAGTGGATACGCACAAGTTTCGGCAGCGGGTTATCGCGTATGCTCGCAGACTTGGAATTGAAGTGAAAACCGCAAAGAACGGCACAGGGAGATTCGACATCTGGCGTATATGAAAACCACTTGGACGCATAACCACTACAACCTTGGCGACAATATGCTGTTCCTGCATCTGTTGCGCTCGATTGCGAAGTCGCATCCCGATCATTGGTTCATCCATTTCTGCAACGGGTGTCACTTGGAGCCGCTACGCGACATGGTGCTGGATTTACCGAACGTAATGCTCGATTCATTCGATGCAAGGTCGCTATGGGACAACATCAAGGACGTTTCGATTGATACATGGAAGAACGCTGGCGCGGGTGAAGGGAAGCTGGGGTTTTGGGAAAGAAGCAAGTTCCGTTGGGACTTCTCCAATTTCTATCTTGAGCATTACGAATGGACGGCAAAACGGATGGGCTTCAAGTCGCCATTTGCGATCAAGGAACATTTGTTGTTCGATTATCCGGGGTTGGAGTCGCCAGCCACAAGGAATGCGTTTGACTTTCTCATCATCAACTCGGAGCCATGCAGCGGGCAATTCGGCCCAATGAAGCAACACGGCAGCGGGTATCTCGATGAGCTGATTCTCGACTTGGCAACAAGGCATCGCGTGATTACCACGAACAAGGTCGGTAATCTGCCATGCACCCGCGCACCTTTTGTCGCTAATCTAAGCGTCACGGAAATCGGGCAAATGTCATCGCGCTGCCAGCATCACCTTATGGTTGCATCCGGCCCTATGTGGCCCACTATTAACACGCACAACAATCACAACAGAAGCGGCAGGATGCGAATTGCGCTTCTGGACAACGGGGAGCAACTAAATCTGCCGGAAATCTATCAATGCGCGACAGTGGATGAAGCGCGACAACTCTTATGCAGGGAAGGACTGTTATGAATTACAAGGAATCGCTCACAAATCAGATAAACTCGTTCGCCCGCGATCCGCTTGCCCGCTTTGTCGGCTACGGGCTGCTCAACGGAAAGGGGGGTAACGGCACGATGAAGGAAATCCCGAATGATAGGATATTTGAAACAACGGTAGCCGAAAACCTGATGATGGGCATGGCAATGGGACTCGCGTTAAAGGGGCTTCGGCCAATGGTGATACTTGAGCGATTCGATTTCATCGGCAACTGCTTTGATGCGCTGGTCAATCATATTGATAAAGCGGCAATCATCAGCCGTGGTCAATGGACTCCCGGCGTAATCGTTCGCGTGGTAGTCGGGAATAGCCGGAAGCCTCTGTTTACGGGAGCAACTCACACACAGGACTTCACGGCAGCGTTTCGCAAGATACTTCGGATGCCAGTGTATCGGGTTACAACGCCCGACGAGGTTGCTGCGGGATACGAGGCGGCAATTGCAGATCAGAAGCAGAATCGCAGCACGATGATCGTAGAACTGAAAGACAACCTGTAATGGCAAACTTTGACGCAAATAGGTTCGCAAGCAAAAAGGTCGAATGGCCTACACCTGATAGCGTATTTGAGCCGCTTAACCGCGAGTTCGGATTCACGATTGATGTATGTGCTACTTTGGAAAATGCTCGTTGCTTGAACTACTTCACCGAGGAAATGGACGGATTAAAGCAGGAGTGGAGCGGGGTATGCTGGATGAATCCGCCATACGGACGAAAGATGCTCGATTGGCTACGAAGGGCAGCAAAGGAACGCGACAACGGGGTTACTACGGTTGCCCTGATTCCGGCCAGAACAAATACGGGGTGGTGGCATGACATCGTAATGCCCAACGGGGAAGTGCGATTCGTGCGTGGTCGCCCTAAGTTCGGTGGTGCAGATCACGGGCTTCCGCAACCGCTTGCTATTGTCGTATTCAGAAAAACCAACCCATGAGCCACAAAGCCGCAATCCTGACACAACTGAACTCGCCCTTAGAGATATGGGACATTGAACACGCATCAACGTCATTCGGCAAAACCTGCGCCACTGGACAGGTGCGCGTGGAAATGCTGATGAGCGGCATCTGCGGCAGCCAGCTACAAGAGATTGCAGGCAACAAGGGCAACGCCGGATTCATCCCTCACTTGTTAGGGCATGAGGGATGCGGGATTGTCCGCGAAGTCGGGGCTGGTGTTAATGTTCAACTCATCGGCAAGAAAGTCGTCTGCCACTGGCGCAAAGGCGAAGGCAGCGATGCCTATCTGACCGCTCGCTACGAGACAGGCGGCGGCAGAACCCTTGGCGGTGGTCACGTAACCACGCTCTGCGAATCAGCCGTGGTCAGCCGCAACCGTGTTACCGTGGTTGACGACGATGTGCCTATGGAGCTTTGCGCGTTGCTCGGATGCGGACTCAGCACGGCACTAGGAACCGTGGAGCAGGAAGCCAAGTTGAAGTTTGGCGAGAGCATCCTGATCATCGGGTGCGGGGGTGTGGGGATGAATCTCATCCAAGCCGCAAAGCTGTCATGCGCCTTCCCGATTGTTGCCTGTGACGTTAATTTGGATAAAAAGTCAGCGGCAATGTATAATCAAGCTACCCATTATATCAACATCAGTGAACCATTTGAACATCCAGTGGAGAAGTATGACGTAATCGTGGATACAACAGGCAACATCCAAGCAATCGAGGACGGGATACAGCGGCTCGCCAGCGGCGGCAGGTTCATCATGGTCGGACAACCGAAGCCGGGACAATCCTATCGCGTGTTGTCTGCTCTCGATATGTTCTTTGGCGAGGGCAAGACGATTATTGCTACGCAGGGCGGCGGGTTTCGACCGCATCTCGACATCCCGCGCTACGTGAATCTCTGGCGTTCGGGGTTGCTGGATTTGACGGGAACAATTTCGCACAAGTTGCCGCTGGAACAGATTAACGATGGAATAGACCTAGTTCGCAACGGATTGGCTGGTCGAGTAATGATTTCTCTGAAATGAAAACAATACCGCTCACACAGGGGAAAGTTGCAATTGTGGATGACGAGGATTACGAGATATTAAACCAGTTCAAGTGGTATGCGGAAAGGCAAGGAAAGACATTCTACGCAAACAGGAAAGCTCCGCTATCACAATCAAGAATTACAACCGTGATGCGCAGGGAAATCAGGATGCACAGGGAAATAATAAATCCGCCCACTGGTTTTTTCTGCGATCACAAAAACGGGGATGGCTTAGACAATCGCCGCGCTAATTTGCGCATTGTCACCAATGGACAGAATCAGTTGAATAAAGGGAAATACAAATCAAACACAACTGGCGCAAAAGGCGTTTTCATGGATCACGGAAAATACAGAGCCGAAATCAGGAAGGACGGAAAAAGAAAGTATCTTGGTATGTTCAAAACAGTAGAAGAAGCATCAGCCGCATACCAAAAAGCAGCTAAAGAACTATTTGGAGAATACGCAAGAGCATGAACTTACACACGAAAGAAAGTCTGATCGCTTTTGAAAACCGAATCAAGGGCTTATGGGAAGAAGGGGAACTGCCTTCCCTCCTGCACTTGTGCGGAGGTAACGAGGATGAACTGATCGAGATTTTCAAGCGCATCAATCACAACGATTGGGTATTCACCAGCCACCGCGCACATTACCACTGTCTCCTAAAGGGGATGAGCGAGAAGCAGCTTGAGCAGGAGATACGCGAGGATCGTTCCATGTTCGTGTTCAGCAAAGAACTGAAAATCTATCAGTCGGCAATCCTTGGCGGCACTTGCGGCATTGCGGCTGGCGTTGCTGCCGGAATCAAGCGGGCAGGCGGGAATGAACGGGTGTGGTGTTTCCTCGGTGACGGGGCATACGAGAACGGGCATCTGTTTGAGGCCGCGCTATACGTCACAGGCCATGAATTGCCATGCACCTTCATCATCGAGAACAACAACAGACAGGTGGATACCAGCATTAAGGACAGGCGCGGGGATAACTCGCTTGCCTTCTCCATGAACGCGCCATGTGTCGAGGAATACTACTACGATCCAACGTATCCCCATGCGGGTAGCGGTTGTAAATCCATCATCACTTTTAATCGAACCACGCCGCTACAATGAAAACGCTCATCGGGATAGTCTCATACGGCAACCTGCCATTCCTGCAACTTGCTGTGCGCGGCATCAAGGAAACACTGACAAAGGATGCTGATATTTTGGTGGTAATAGCAAAGCCAGATGATCATGCGATGGAGGAATGGCTGTCAGCCGGATTTATCAACTACATCCGAAACACCGAGAACATCGGGTTTGCCGGAAGCATCAACGACATTTTTGAGTATGCTTATTTCGCCAACCAATACGACAACGTGATCATCATGGGGAATGACGTTATTCCTTATCCCGGCGCACTAGATGCCATGATCAACTGCGCAGAAACAACCGATTGGGAATGGATATGCGCCTCACAGTTTGACTCAAAATCCCTTGTAGCCCGCTACCCCGAATCCGCGCAATACTTCAAGGGCAACACGCTAGAGTTCACAGACTTTGACGCAAGACCGTGGGAACTGCACAAGGAAATCCATGCACCGAACATTGAGCCGGATTCGCTGAAAGACGTTCGCAATCTCGCGCTGTTTAAGCGAAGCGTATTCGATAAGACGGGATACGCCGATGTGAACTTCTGGCCGAACGCATATTTTGAGGATAACGATGCCGCGAGACGTGCGAACCTATGCGGGGTGAAGGCGTGCGGACTCAGCGAGGCAGCATACTTTCATTTTTGGAGCCGCACCATCCATCAGGGCGAGAATCGGCAGCACTCCAGATATTTTGAGCGCAACCTTGCTCACTACATCCACAAATGGGGCGGGGCGGTTGGCGGTGAAAGCTATTCACAGCTTTATGACGGCAGGGGTTTTCGGTTGTCACCCGATATCTTTCTCGCGCCTGACATGAGGATCGCATCACGGGAGCAGGAGCAAGCGATTATTCAGTATTGGTCAACGCTATGATCCCGAAAATCATACATCAAATCTGGATTGGGAATAAAGTGATTCCAGACAGGGAGTTCACTTGGGTTGCTCAAATGAACGAGATGAACAGGTCGTCTTGGATTCATAGATACCACGGCAACGAACTACTGGAACGCTACGGGCAAGACCCCTTCATCAAATACATGGTCGCTAAAAAAGAGCGCATAGCCTTCATCACGGATCGCCTGCGCGTGCTGCTGCTTCAAGAGGAAGGCGGCATCTACGTGGATGTGGACAGCCAGCCGATACGCCTTTTTGATTCGATTGACGTATGGAATCGGTATGACTTCGTAGCTGGGTTGCGCTCGCCATTCCGCAAAGACGTAGCACTTCATCGCGCCGTCCCGATTGTGGACAACACCCTCATGGCATCCGTTCCAAACGGCAGGATGATAGGGATTATTGCCGCTCTGTGGACTCCTGCGCAAATCACTTCTGCCAACCACGCGATTAACGGTCATAGGACAGGGCTTGCAATTATCGAGAACTGCGATTACACGACTTGTTTGCTTAACCATCGTTACATATATTGCGAGCAAAAATATCCCGAAACACTGATATTACACGACACGCACAACCTTGGAACATGGGCAAAAAACTGATATGCCACGCATCAAAAACAGATCAATGGTTCCGTCAATCCCGATTATATGGAGGGACGGAAAACACCTTGTAGAATGGCGCACCGTGCATGAGACGTTCAATCAGTGGGTCGGCAAAGTGAACTCCTATTGCGCGGCAAACGGAATCACCGCGCCGACAGAGGATCAGCTAGACGAACTAGCCTGCACGCAATTTCCGCATCACATATGCACCGGATACAGGAATTACCATGCTCCAGTAATGCACCGGAGCGGCGGTTGCTCAAGTTGCGGAGGAAAGCGATGATCGAGTTCCTTCTACGCATCGTTATCGGGTGTCTTGTTATTACGGGCGCATGGGCGGCGTGTGGCAAGGACATGATTCTTGAGCCGATTGCCGATGCGTTAGAAGTGATTCTGCCGAAGTGGTTCTGCAAGCCCCTGTTCCTCTGTCCTGCTTGTATGTCGAGCGTGTGGGGCACGACTGTCTATTTTTACACGGGAGGAAATGGTTATCATTACCCTCTCTACCTTTTCGCGCTTTGTGGCGCAATGCACCTGATCTCAATCCGCCTGCTCTCCAATGACTGACAATAATTCACCCGCTGACACAACGCCACTCAGCGTTCAAACCGTTGATTCAAAAGGCAAAGCACCCAAGCGCAGGGTAGCGACTACTACCGCTGCATGGTCGGCATACGTTGAGGCGCGTAACGCCAACATGAAGCGGGATCAGCGGTTTGCGGACATTGCAGGCATCTATGCAGGGTTTCCGCCAACGCCGCCAGCGACACAAGAAGCAAATGGGCAGGCGGATATGCCCAACATCAACACGAAGCAGTTTCAAGCTAAGGTGGACACCTACCGCTCAACGTGGATGGCTATGTCGGCACAGGGCGACGGCTATGCCGAAGTCATGGCAGAACATGACGACTCAATGGAAGCTGAACGTCGCGGCAAGGTTGTTACGGAAGAAATGAACTCGGCTATCCGGCGATGGGACAACCCTGATTTTGAGCAGGGCAATCAGTATATCCTAGAGTCAGCAGCACGGGATACGCAGATGGGGCTATTTGGTATTGGCATCGCGTTCTTCCCTGATTCCATAGATTTCCGGTTCAAAGTGATTCCGACGCGCAGAGTGCTATTACCAGAGGGAACGCGCCTCTCAATGGACAACTGTTCGGCAATGTGGATCGAGGATCAGATTTCAGTGACAGACCTTTACGGCAGATGCGGGATGGCGGGATGGAATGAAAAATCAATCCTTCGTAATCTTTATGAACACGTAGAGCTAACGTCGCAAACCAGCCAGCGCAGGTTCACGTATAGCGAATGGGTCAATCAGATTCGCAACAATGACGCATGGCTTCTAAGCGAGTTCCTTCCGATTCGGTTGATTCATATGTTCACCAAGGAGTTCGACGGGAGCATAACGCAAGTCACATTTACTGACCTATTCGGCACGGGACGCGCCGACGAGACAACAAAGGACGAGGATGCCAATTCGTTCATCTACGAAAGAACTAAAATAGCGAAACGCTGGCAGCAGATTATCGTTCCGTTTGCGGACAATGCAGGGCCGGAGAACGATTGGCACGGGGTAAAGGGATTTGGCGATCTCATTTTTGACGGATGCCACTTGAACAACCTGATGTTCAACAGAGCGGCAACGGGAGCCGTGCTGACGAATATGCTGATGTTTAAGGGAATGTCAGAGTCAGATACGCAAAAGCTGGATCAAATCACCCTATCGAACCTTGGCATTATGGCTCCGGGGCTAGAGATGGAGCAGCAACGGTTTCAAGCGGACATTCAAGGTGCGCTGTCTATTGTGGGAACGGGCAGTCAGTTAATATCGGAAAACACTCGCATCAGCCCGCAGAACGACAAGACGACAACAGGGGAGCAACCAACGGCAACACAGGTAACAGCAGATAGGGCAGACAGGGCGCAGTTTTCCACGTTGCAGATTATGGTGTATCGGTCAGTCGGACTCGATGTGCTTTTCAGCGAGATGTATCGCAGGTTGGCGCAACCAGCGAGCAAGTATCCCGAATCATGGGGCGGCGGCGAAGTCGCAAAACGGTTCCGCGACAGGTGCAAGAAGCGCGGCATTCCAGAGGGAGAGTTGATGGATGTGAAGTGCGTTCGCGCTAACCGCAACATTGGCAGCGGAGATTTGTCGCTTGATTTGATGAAGGGCAAGGAACTCATGGGCGTAGCAACTCCAGGCAGGGGGCAGTTGAACGCAAGGAAGGAAATCGTGGCTGCACTCAAGGGAGTGGAAATGGTATCGGCATTCGTGGAGGAAGAAGAGCCGCAGCCCGGACAGGATGCAGTTCAGATTGATAACGAGAACAACCTGATTCATCTCGGTCAGGTTCCGATTGCCTACGGATTCCAAGATCAGGAGCGTCACGTATCAAAGCACATGGAATTGCTGTCACAAGCATCACAGGTAGTTCCGCAAATCATGGAGCAAGGTGTCAATCCGCAGAACCTAGAAGGCGCGAAAAAGCTGAACATACTCATGGACGCAGGAGTGCAGCACGTAGGCCAGCACGTTCAACTTATGGCTTCAATTCCACGCGCAGGTAATCAGCCCGCGCTTTACGAGCAGATGGTTGCCGCAATTACTAAGCAGTTGAACAACCTGCAACAGTTAAGCACATCGCTGGCGGAAGATATTCAGAAAGCAGACGTTCAGCAGCAACCGCAGGCATCGCCGGAAATGATGAAAGCGCAGCAGGATATGCAGATTAAGCAAGCGCAAGCTCAACAGGAGATGGCACTCAAGGATCAGGCTCACAAAGCCAAGCTCGGCAATCTCGCTGTGACGACACAAGCGCGGACTCAAATGAAGTTGTCGGATCATCAGATGACGCAGGCGCAAAAGGATGAGCAGAAACGGCAGGATTTGCTTCACCAACAGGCGCAGGGAGCGCAAGACTTGACTCTTGGAGCGGCAAAGGCGCAGCAGGATATTTTGGTAAAACAAAAGTCTGATGAGATGAAACTTACGGCAGAAGCTATTTCGACACGGCAGGACATCGCCAGAAAAGAAGCAATGAGCAAGCCAAAGAAAACCAAATAAATGCTACAAGAAATTGCAGTTCAACTAAGATTCCTCCAACTTTTTACGCACAACGCGCACAACCTAATCTCAGGAGTCACGTTCCTTGCGGATCACAAGTTTTTTGGAAAACTGTATCCTATTTACGAAGCTGCTTACGATAAAATCGTAGAACGAGCTATCGGAACAGATAAGGAAATTGATCTATCAACCGTAGCCATGAATGCAGCAGAAATGGTTGAGAAGATGGAAGAAGATAATACTTCCGAAGATTGGTTCTACGCAATTCTCGCAGGCGAACAAGGGCTGTGCGGCATGGTTGAGAAATGCTTCAAAGAATCGAAGAAATACAGTCAAGGAACCTTGAACCTTCTAGCTCAGGTTTGCGACGACTCCGAAGCACGCCAATACAAAATGCAACAACGCCTAAAATGACAAAAAAGGAACTCCACTCTCACATTGGGCCGCAGGTTGCGGTAATGATTTCCGACACCACGTTCGCACATCTGCTTGAGTGCGCCCGTGAAGAAATGACAAACGTAGGCGCAATCACGGATGCCACAAGCATCATAAGAAACGAAGGATATATGCGTGGATGGATTGGCTGCATCGCCTTTCTTAAAAACATCGGGAAACTTAAAGTTGAAGAAGCCCCAAAACCACAAGTGCAGCTTTATTCCGATCCAATTTCAGACAACAGACCTAAACTTTAATCTATGGAAACTACAACCGAAAAACCAGCAACAGAAACCACACCGGTAATCCCCGCTGCGCCGCCAGCAGAGGAAAATAAAGGCCCACTTACGCCCGAACAAGTGGATGCCGTAGTTGGCAATTTGCTCAAACCGAAGGTCACAAACCTGCCGGAAATCCAGAAGCAAAAACCGAAACAGGAAAAAGCCAAGGAGCCGGAAGCTAAGATTGAGAATGATGCCGACAAAAACTTTGCCGCACTTCGCAAGAAAGCAGAAGAAGCGGAGAAGCGTGCAACTGAACGCGAAGCAGAATTGACGAAGGTGCGCGAGGAATACGACACCTTCAAAAAAAATCCTGTTCCGAAGGAATACGAGGAAAAGCTGACAGCATCGGAAAAGCGTGCGCAGGAGTTGCAAACAAATCTACGCATCGCTGACCTTGCCCGCGATCCAGAGTTTCAAGGCAAATACAACAAGCCCATTGAGGCATCCGTGCGCGTGATGAGTAATCTTTTTGTAGAAGCCGGGGCTGATGCCGCAGAGATTAAAACTGCAATCGCCACATGGAACGAAGAACAGTTTTCGGATTGGGCGGATATGCTACCTGCATCTAAGCGTCTCCGATTTAATGCTGCATACCAAAAAGCAATCGAACTTGATATGCAGCGGAATCAGGAGTTGGCGGATTCCGAAACCACTTGGATCAATCTCCAAAAGCAGCGGCAAACGGATGCAGAAAATAATCAGAAGCAGTATCTTGCATCGCTCAAGTCTGAACGCAATTCCGTGTTTGCCGAAATTGAAGCAACACACAAAGAGCTTTTAGCCGACCCTGACATCCGTAGGCAAACGGAGGAAATGCTGGATCGCGCTATTGGCGCAGACGGCAAAGGACTATCAACCCGCGATATGCTTTCCAGCCTCGCGCATACGCACACTCTGGCACATTACTTCAAACGTGTAGAAGGAGAACGCGCAAAACTTGCAGAGGAAAATACAGCACTCAAAGCAAAGTTGGAGGAACGTGATTCTTTCATCAAAGGCGTCAATGGTAGCATCCCCGTCCCAAGCGGCTCTACACCTTCGCACAGCGCGGCTGATTTAGATTCGATTGTCGGGAAACTTCTGCGCCCGACTGTTAGGGCATAGAAATAATCAGCAAAAATAAATATTGACGGTCTGCTGATATTCTGCTTTTACAGAAACCAGCGTAGCCTTTTCTTCACACCGAAGGGCGAGCTAATTGAGTTTCTGATTCAGCCGTTATGAACATCATGGTAGTCCGGCAACTACCTCGGAAATGAGATTGGAAGGGGCGGCCCGCAACCGTCGCTGGTGAAAAACTCAACTCACTTAACCAACTCATTTATATGTCAGAATCCGTCATTGGCTCCATCGGCTGTTCAGCCGACATCAGTAATCACTTCTCGCTTGCGCAGCATTATCTCGATCCTATCTTCAAACGTCTTAACGGACGTAATGGCGTGTGGGATGGGATGATTCCTGACGGCGGGCGTTTTCCCGTTGGATCGGGTTTCTCATCCCGTGTCACTACACTCGCTCAACAGCGTCTCGGCTATGAGGACTTGAACCTCTGGCAAGACATGGTGGGCTTGCAATCCGATTGCGCCGTTACCTGCGACCCTCCTAACAAGGTGGTTGATCCCGGCAACGCGAATCATCAATGGTATCGTCTGATGAACATCTCCTACAATACGACTCCGTATTGCTTGGAATCCATGTTTGCAGCATCGCTTTCGCTCGATCAGCAGATTGAGCAAATCTATAAAGACCTCATGTATATCCGCTCGGATGTCATGGATGAGTTCTACCGCAACAATCAGGTTGGACTTTCCGCCTTCCGTTGGATGGGCTACGACCCTGCCAGCACTCAGGCTGGTTCTCCTGCCTTGCTTAATGATCAATGGCGTTTTGCCACGGATGCAAACGGCATGGTGAACACGAAATACATCATCCTTGATTCGACGGTGAACCCAAACAGCATTGCGCTGCTCTCGACTGATATTCTAAATCGCGTTCGCAACTACGGCATCCCGATGGGAACTTTCAATCCAGAAGGCGAAATCAAGCTCCTTACCGATTACGAAACATTCAGCGCATTGCCGTTGTATGACACCAATCGCCGCGAGGACAATCGCTTCCGTCAGCCTGTTTCACTCAATCCCGAATACGTCGCAACCACGCATTACGCTGGTTACGCGCTCAAGAATGACTACTTCGCGCTGCGCTACAACTGGACACTCACTGACCCCCTCTATCCAGCGGGCGTTCTCAAGCGCGTGTATCAGTGGAGCAACCGCGCAATCAGCGAAGGCTGCTTCTCGCAAACCAATCAGGAATACATTGATGCAGATTTCAGCCTGCACATTCCTTGGAGCGACATGGATTCAGTCTTTGAAACCCAGAATGGCGAGCAACCGCTTTCCGCTGGTTCTGGCGCAAACTTCGCCGCTACTGCCTCTCCTTGGGATGGCACATGGCGTTGGATTAACGAAGTGAACGAAGTCACCCCATGCAACCAAGACCGCAACAAGGGTTACTGGCGCATGGTGTTGAAGAAAGCTGCAAAGCCCCTGATGTTTGGTCAGCGTGGTCATGTGGTTCTCTCACGCCGCTTCCCGCTTCGTGGTGTCACCCGCGCTTGTGCAACGCTGC